AACGAATAAACCCGGCCACTGTGAGGACGTTTATCATCTTGTTGGCGGTGGCTGGCGACATCATATTGCGTATTGTTCCTGCCGTGAAACCACACGTATGGAGGTGCTGGCGCAATGTTTCACGGCCAAGATACGGCTTCCCATCGCGCCTTTCGGTGATGCCTAGCCAAGCCTGAGTGACAATCTTTTGGTGGATTTCCATCCGGCTGGTGTTGGGTTTCCGGTCCTGTTTTTGGCTCGCCTCCTGAGTGCTTGTGACATCAAGGACTGCGCTCGTGACGGGCTCGCCGTCATCGTCAAGCCATCCATGTATGGCGACCGGAAGCAGGCGCGCGGCAATGTCTGGCTGCAGCTCGGCGTCTTTGGATTTACGCTGCACCAAACGCATGGAGCCCTCGGATGGAACCACGCTGATCTCAATGTCGAGTGCGCCCCGCCATGCCGAAGAGCCCCTGGCGCGGTGCTGTGCCTCGTCGCTCACGCCAGTGTGATGAACGAGAATGACGGCGCAGTTAAACTCGCGCATCAGTGTGGCGCAGGCGTCGAGCATTGTTTTGGCGTCCACGGCGCTATTCTCGTCGCCGCGGAGAAAGCGGTGAAGGGTATCAATGACGATCACGGCAGGCATGACTTTCAAATCACGAATATGGGACATGACGTGCAACAGGCCAGCCACCGTGTTCAAATCGCAGCCTTCTCGGCTTAGCCACATGGCGAGGCGGCTGGCTTGGTGGTGCTGTTTCCAAGCGGCAACCCGGCCCCGCAAGCCGTGATGTCCCTCGCCGGCAAGGTAAACGACTGAGCCGGGGCGCATCTTTATGCCGTTCCAGGCCTCTTTACCGGCGGCCATGTGTAGGACCATGTCGAGAACGGCAAACGTCTTTCCCCCACCACTCGGGCCGTGGATCATGTGCAGGGCGTCAGATTGCAGCCAGCCCTTGACCAGCCATTGTATTGGCGCAGGCTGGCTTGAAAAGTCATCGGCGGGAATAAGCCATTGCTCAACCGGCGGATTGAGGAGGGAAAGCAAGTCATGGCCGGCAGCCACATAGTCATTGGCGTCACCCAGGTGAGGCACGACGATAAGCCGCGCGCCATGACGGGCCGATGCCTGTTCGCCATATCGCTGGCCGACGCCGCTGGCGTCGTTGTCCGCAACAATCACCAAGCGGGCGTTAGGATAAGCCTCGGAGACGGAGCCGGTGACAGGGACCAAGTTGCTGGCGCTATAGGCCACCACGCAGGGCTTGCCGGTGGCTTCGTGGATAGTCGCGGCTGTCGCAAAGCCTTCCGCAACGTAAATCAGATCGCCCTCTAAGGCGCCAACGCTCCAATAACGCCCGCCGGTCGCCCCTCCTGGGTGGTAAAGCTTGCCGCCCTCGCTGTCGATGTATTGGAGCGAGGACAGCGCGCCGTCTGGGCTAAACAGCGGCGCCATCAGGCGCCCGTCGCCCGTGATGCGTAAGCCGTGGGCCCCCACATTCTTTCGGACAAGGTAGGGATGATCAGGGCTGGCGGCTCCCGCCTGGGACCAGATCAGCTCCACACTATCAGCCGCGCTGGCGGCTTTGGCGTCTCGTGCAGCGCGCGCCTCGGCTTGCCGAAGCGAAACTGACGCCAGCTCTACGCTTGATAAATCGCGACCCATGTCAGCGCGCCACATATGGCTGACGCCAGTGCGCCAATCGCCGTACATGCCGGCCGGGACGCCATCGGGGAAAAACACATACCAACCCGGCTTGTCGTGTCCTGGCTTGCCCTTCGAACCGGTTTGCCATCGGTGCATTTTGCCATCGATTTCAATCACGACTGGCGGGCTGATGCCAGCGGCAAGCATTGCCTCGCGTATCTGCTCATCGATCGGCTTTGGCGCGCGTGGACTAAATGCCCCGCCAAAAATGCGTGTCACGTCAGCCACTCTTTGCCTCCCCGGCCAGATATTTGCTCAGCTTTATGAGCGTTTTGTAATTGATCTGCGCCCCGCGCCTCACGCGGTAGAGTGTGGAATAGGACACGCCTGTGCGCCCCGACACAACACTTAAATCGCGATCGCTCAGCGCGGCCCTGATCTCGTCTATCGTTTTCAACATTGACGCCTCCGCAATCACTATTGACACGGCCTAAAGGGGCTGGCAAGAAAGCTTTGCCCGACCGGATTGGCCGAAGGGGCAAAGCGAAAGAAACACAAATGGCGATCAACCTAAAACGCACGTCTACGCTTGCGCGCGATGGCGTCAAAGTCTTGGTCTATGGCCAAGCCGGTGCGGGCAAAACTTCACTTATTCCAAGTCTGCCCTCGCCAATCACCTTGTCGGCGGAAGCCGGTCTGCTGTCGATCGCGGCTGCAGATCTTCCTTACATTGAAATCCGCGGCGGTAGCGATTTGCGAGACGCGCTTGAATGGGCGCGCAGCAGTGTAGAGGCGCGCGAGTTTGAGAGCGTGGCTTTGGACAGCATCAGCGAGATTGCTGAAGTTGTGTTAGGCGACGAGAAGGCAATCGCTAAAGATCCGCGCCAAGCCTATGGCGCAATGCAAGAGCATATGGCGTCAATCATCCGCGCTTTCCGCGATCTTCCCGGCAAGCATGTTTACATGTCTGCCAAGCTAGATCGCGCGCAGGATGAACAGGGACGCGTGATGTTTGCGCCTTCAATGCCGGGGCAAAAGACCGGCCAGGCGCTGCCCTATTTCTTTGACGAGGTCTTGGCGTTGCGCGTTGAGCGTGACGCCGAAGGCGTGGCGCAGCGCGGTTTGCAAACGGACAGCGATGGCGTCTGGCTGGCGAAGGATCGCTCAGGCCGGCTTGATCCCTGGGAGGCGCCGCATTTGGGGGCGGTCATTAGCAAGATTGCTAGCGCGTCATGACAGACATTTGCGAGGATTGGCTATGGGCCAAAGCCGCCGAATTGGCTGCGGTTGAAGCGCGGCGGGCGATTGAAGATCGCATGCTGGCCAGTGGTCAAACCAAATGGCCTGGCTATGGCGTCAAGATTGCCCATCGCGACAATTGGAAAGTGGACGGCGATGAGGTGCAGCGCGTCGCTGCCGTCCACGGGCTTAGCGATCATTTGAGCCATCTATTCCGGTGGAAGCCGGAAGTTAATCGGAAGGCCTGGGACGCCGCCGACCAAACAATTACCCGTCCCCTGCTCCAAGCGATCACCATTTCGCCGGGGCGCCCCTCGTTTACCATCACAAAGGAGTAGCACAATGCGTCTTTCTACCCCGATCAATGCCGCGGATCACGTTGGCGAGAAAAGCTATGACCTCATTCCGCCGGGCTGGTATTTGGCCAGGATCACAGAGGCTGCCGTGAAGCCGACTAAGGCCGGCACTGGCGAATATATTGCCTTGCGATACGACATTCTCGGGCCTACGCATCAGGGCCGGATTGTTTATGGCAACCTCAACATAAGCAACCCCAACCCAGCCGCGGAGCGCATTGGCCGCGAGCAGCTCGGCGACTTGATGCGCGCTATTGGTTTGGCGGCTGTTGTCGATAGCGACCAACTGATTGGCGGGGTTTGCCAGATCAAACTCGCCATTCAGCCCGGCAGCGGTCAATACAGCGAGCGCAACGAGGTCAAAGGCTTTAAGGCGTCATCGTCTGCACCGCCGGCTTCTGCGCCGGTAGAGAAATCGCCCAGCACGCCCAAAGCCATGCCGTCTATGCCGGCCTGGGTGAAGAAGGGGGCAGTCTGATGCGCCTCCCGCCGCCTCAACATAGTCTGGTCACTCTGATCGACGAACACCATGTCAAGGCGGCGGGAATGCCCCGCCCGCATTTGGGCGCGAGTGTGCTTGGCCACCATTGCGATCGATGGCTCTGGCTGTCGTTTCGCTGGGCTGTCATTGAACACCACAGCGGGCGCATGTTGCGCCTCTTCCGCAGAGGACAAAACGAAGAAGAGACGATCCTTAGCGATTTGCGCGCGGTGGGCGTCACGATTGAAGATGCGCAAACCCGCCTAAGCTTTGGCGGCCATGTGGCCGGCAGCTTGGATGCAATTGTACGCGGCGTTCCTGAAGCGCCAGACAAGCCGCACGTTGCGGAGTTTAAGACGCACAGTGCAAAGTCGTTTTCTGCACTGGAGAATGAAGGCGTCCAGAAATCCAAGCCCATGCACTGGGTGCAAATGCAGCTCTACATGCACGCCACGCAGATTGATCGGGCGCTTTATGTGGCCGTGTGCAAAGACACGGATCACTATTATGTGGAGCGCATCAAGTACGACCAGCAAGCGGCGGAAGAAGCGGTTGAGCGCGGTCGGCGCATTAGCGAAAGCGATCGCATGCCGGAACCCGTCGCGGGCGCCAGCCCGGCGTGGTGGCAATGCAAAATGTGCCCGGCCAACCACTTTTGCCACAACACAAACCTTACCTCAGAAGTCAATTGCCGCACTTGCGCGCACTCCACTGCGCGCGACGATGGGACATGGCATTGCGCCAAATGGGACGCGACAATTCCAACCCAAGCGCAGCGCGAAGGCTGCCCCTCGCATGTGATCCACCCCGACCTTGCGCCATGGCCGCTGACGGCCAGCGAAGACGGCGCGTCGGCCATCTACACAATCAACAACGCGCCCGTCGTTAACGGCGATGGCGGCGTTTTGTCAGTCGATCTAATCAACCAACATTGGGCGCCATTCTGATGCTCAGAGATTATCAACAACGCGCCATTGACGAACTGATGCGCTATTTTGAGACGCACGATGGCGATCCGTGCCTGGTCATGCCGACCGGCTCCGGAAAGAGCCACGTCATTGCGGCTTGGTGCAAGCTGGTCGTCTCAACTTGGCCGGATCAGCGCTTATTAATGCTAACGCATGTGCGCGAGCTGATCCAACAAAACGCCGAAAAGATGCGCCAGCATTGGCCGGATGCGCCTATGGGAATTTACAGCGCCGGCCTTCGCCAGCGCGACCTGACGCAAAACATCACGTTTGCCGGCATCCAATCAATTGCCAAGCGCATCGGCGATTTGGGCAAGGTAGACATGGTCCTAATCGACGAAGCGCACAGGATTAACCACAGCGACGCCGGCAATTATCGATCTGTGATTGATCAGATGCGTCTGGTAAACCCAGCTTTGCGAGTGGTTGGCTTGACCGCCACGCCCTACCGGCTGGGACATGGCTACATAACAGATCCCCCTGCTTTGTTTACAGATTTGATCGAACCGATTGGCGTCCTTGATCTAATGAAGCAAGGCTTCCTTGCGCCGCTGCGCTCTATTGCGACGGCAACACGGTTTGACCTTAGCCGCGTGCAGAAGCGAGGCGGCGAATATGTCGATGGCGATTTAGACAGGACGATCAACCAGCCAGAAGTCAATTTGCCAGTAGCCCATGAAATCGTCGAGCGGGCCGCCGGTCGAAAGTCATGGCTGATCTTCTGCGTTTCTGTTGCGCACGCTGAAGCCATGGCAACAGCTTTGCGCGCGCTGGGTGTAACGACTGACACGATTGTTGGAACAACGCCAACGGACAGGCGAGACGAAATTATTCGCGCTTTTCGAGCGGGTGAGATTACGGCACTGACAAACGCCAATGTGCTGACAACCGGCTTCGACGCGCCGAATGTTGATCTAATTGCGGCTTGTCGGCCCACGATGTCTGCATCTTTGTATGTGCAGATGTTGGGGCGTGGGTCTCGTCTTAAGGAACACGTTAAAGATTGCCTTGTTCTTGACTTCGCCGGCCTGACTTACACGCATGGTTTTTTTGATGCGCCAATCATCAAGAAGCCAAAGGGCGAAACCGGCGACGCGCCAGTGAAGGCCTGCCCTGAATGCGATCTGCTGGTTGCAACAGCCACGCGCGAATGCCCAGGCTGTGGGTTTATCTTCCCGCTGCCAAAGCCGCCTAAGCTGACGTTTCAATCAGCGCCGATCATGTCGGACGAAGACGGTGGATTAGAGATGGCCGTGCGCGCTTGGCGTTGGGACATTCACGATAATGGCAAGGCCATGCTGCGCGTGCGGTATTATCCCGTGGCTTTTTCCGGCGACACTGTAACGGAATATTTTCCGGTATGGCATGGAGGCGGCGCAAGCTATCATGCGGCTAAGCGGCTGCAGCCCATCATTGCCATGGCGGGGCTAAACATCAGTGACATATCAGGCGCGGAACAGCTCCAAGACATACCGGCCCCGAAAACGATCAACTACCGGCGGGAAGGCAATTTCTTCCGCGTCATCTCGCGGTCGTTCTGAGCATGTCGAACAGCGCGAATTTGTGAGCTGGTTTCGCCAGACACATCGCGGCGTGCGCATTTTTGCAATTCCCAACGGCGAAGCGCGCTCGCGCACAACAGGCGCCAGGTTGAAGGTCGAAGGCGTTAGCGCGGGCGTGCCGGATCTTTTTATTCCAGCCTGGGGCGTGTGGATTGAGATGAAGCGCGCCGATGGCGGCGTGGTGTCTGATGTGCAGGCCGATTGGCACGGCTATTTAAGAAGCGTCGGCCATACCGTTATTGTAGCGCACGGCATGGCTGATGCTATTGAACAGCTGGAATTATTGAGGGCGTGAAGCCACCGCCAGCACGGCGGCCACAAAAAATCCAAGGCAGAAAGCCGCGCACAGGGCGGCCCATGCGAGTAGGAAAGTAATCATACCCCCAGCCCTTTACCCGCCGCCAGCGCCCGCTTGCGCTTTTTCGGCTGCGGCGGCTCAATGTATCGCGCCTTGTGATGCGCGCACCATGATGAGCCCTCGGCGACATCATGGCCGCAAAACAGCGCATCGGCGCCCGTGCCGGCGACAATGGCGCGGCATTGGCCAAAGCGCAGGTCCATAAGCGTGACGTTAAGCGGCTGCAATGCATCCGGCGCCGGCTTCGGCTTTGGCGCGGGCGCAGGCAATGGGCCTGGACGTCCACGGCGCGGCTGACACTTCGTTTCTTGTTTCGCTTGTTTCGCTTGCGGCGGCCATTGCGTCGTCCTGCCCGTCAGGCCCAAACGATGGATCTTGCCGATGACGGCGTTACGCGTGACGCCGATCTTAAGCTTGGCGTCTTTCAGCGCGCTTGCAATTTGCGTTGCCGAAAATCCGTCAAGCCACATCTGACGCAGCATGGCGATGGCGTCATCTGTCCACATCAATTTGTCTCCTTATCAAGCCACTCGGCGCCATCGACAGCGCCTTTCGTGGCGACCCGTATTTTCG